TCAGAAGTCAACCAACCGTCTTTCAAAGACTCCCGGAAAGATTTAGTCATGTCACGAGCATGACCCATCTTCTCAGCCATTTCAGTCAATCGGTCTTGGAATAACTTACCACCCATACCGGCATTAACTACAGAGTTCCAGTCCTGAAGACCAACTCTACCTGAAGCCAATGCTTGAGATAATTGGTACATCGCCATTGATGCTTGTTGGGTGTTTGATCCTGATGCAGCGGCCAAGTTGGAAATACCCTTGATCGCAGTTGCAGAATCTTCCAAACCTACACCGGCCGCAGTAAACGTACCGATGTTCTTAGTCATGTCTTTAAATGAGTAAATGGTTTGGTCGGCGTATTCGTTCAAGTCTTCCAATACTTTAGAAGTCTTACGCATACGAGTGGTTTGGTCTGGAATTTCCCACTCAGTATTCGTCATGATTGTTTGTACAGATCCGAGCTTTTCTTTATACTCGTTTAAACCATCTAACGGGCCTGAAAAGAATTTAGCACCGAAACTGATAGCTTTCTGCATCATGTTACCCATGACAATACCCATAGCGACATCCATTGCATTAAGCGATCCTTTAACAGAATCCGCTGCTCTAGAAAATGCCCCTGTGAGTGGGTTCAGGTTTATACCAGATGCTTTTGAATTTAGACTGTCAATAGATTTGACAGAGTTGGGAAATCCCTGGTGATTATCCGCCTTCTGAAATATACCCTTCAATCGGGCGAGAATACCAGATGTCTTGGATGTTCTGCTAGCAACATCAGTATTCATCTGCTCGATTGATTTGGCAGCACCGTTCATGTTAATTCCTTCGGTACTACGAGTAAACATTCCTTTAAGACGAGATAATAGACCTTGGGATTTTGACGTTGATTTTGAAATTGCATCAGGGATAGCATTCATCTCTTTAGCAATGTTCTTAGATGCGTTACCGCCGCTGATCTTCGCAAAAGCTTGCTTCATCTTTTCAAGAGCAGAGATGGTATCTGTCGCGTTTTTGGTGAATCCTTTATTATCCAGAGTTACCTTGGCGACTTTTTCGTCAACATATCCGGCCATTAATTACCTCCTTTTATTTTAAATAATCATTTAACACTTTATTGATTGCAGATTTGTATGCCGAATCAATAGCTTTAATAATATACGGATGTGGTGGAACATAACCTCCCGTACCAGTACCGTGACCGTAGTGAATGATAATAGCAATATTGACACCTTTGTTTATGTTGGTATTAAATATCTCTAACTCTTCACCACGACCGGTTTTGTTAATTCGATACCCCCAGGAATTTGCGGTTTTACCCGATTTCGAAGGAGTTGCAGCTTTTAGAGCTTCTACGATAGCTTTACCAAGAGAATCCATAGATACTCGTCTATCTTTCTTAAGATACTTTTCCAAGTTATTAAAAGATCCACTAGTTGTTATTCTCATTTAGCTTTCATCTCTTTCTTATAACTTGTTTTGAGTTCTTTCTTAGCCTTCTTATAAGCTTTTTTAATGGCTTTATTGCGACGCTTGAATTTACTCTTATAGAAATGACTACCATCCATAGATCGCATAGCTGCTTCCGCACCAATACCCATTGCTCCATATCTGGTCAATATATTGTTGCCTGTTAGAAGTCCGCCGTACATCGATGCGACAGAAGCTTTATAACCAAATCGCCTCCAAAAATCCGGTCGCTTACCTTTGAAGTTTTCTTTAGACTTCTTTAGCGATCGCTTATAATTATTCTTGAGAGCGTGTTTATCGCTCATATAATTTTTACGTACACCCCATTTCATACCTTTCGTTCCGAAGTGTTGAATAACATCATCGGAATGAATTATGACATTTGGATCGATCATTGTTTCTCCCTTCTTTTACGCTCTTCTTCGCGACGCCGTAATATGGTAGCTCGTTGCTCTTCCATAATTTCGGCTTTGGTCATTTTCTTAGGAGGTTCTTGTAATGACCCTACGCAATTCAGAAGCATGATTAATTTATTAAGATTTCGATTTTCCCAATCGAAAGGGATATGGTTCAAAGCCATCATAGCATAAATTATCTCAGACGTATATACCTTTTTACGTTGTGCGACGCCTTTGGCACTACCTTTCTCTTTAGGAAATTTTGTAGCGGATGGTGTCTTTTTAATATACTCTACAATCTGTTTATAGTTATTTACAGAAAGTAAGTTTGGATCAATGTCCTCATCACACATGGTAACTATAAAATCTAGCATCTCAGAATCGGTAATATCGTCGGAGTTATCTATGAATCTTTTAAGATGCTTTGATTCCCACCTATCTAGATTTTTTAAAGTATATCGAAACGTACACTCAACACCTTCCTGAATTACAAATTCCTCTTTTAAGTCATCCCAATATTCTATATCGTCTAACTGTATAGTTAAAAACTCCGAATCCATGATATACACACCTCAAAAAATTTAAAATAAAAAGGAAGAGCGGTAAAAAATACCGCCCATTCCGTTATTGTGCTGCAGGTGCAGCAACTGCTGATTCTAATCCACGAATTGTTGAAGTAATTCCTTGAACAAATTTACCAAGGGTTACACCTTCATCATCAAAGAAACTTTCTGTAAGAGCTTCATAAGCCAATGATGTGCGGAATTCTTCCTTGATTTCTTCACTCTTAAGGAATCGTTTACCGTCTTCAGATTTCTTACCGTATGCTGTTAAGATAACATCGTTAAGCAAATCATGAATCTTACCGAAGTCTTCTTCTTTTGTGATTCGTTCGATGTACTTAGCCATGTCTTCTTTACCATAGCGAGCTTGCATAGCAATCAATTCCATACGGTTGATGTTGAAGTACAAAGTTTCGGTTTGTTCAACGCCATCGAAGTCCAAATATTTAACTGTTTCTTTTAACATATGAGTAAATACCTCCTTTATTTATTCCTATTAGCTAAGCAATTCGATTACTTTTTCTGGTAATGGAAGATATGGTTCTGCTTCATCAGTACCGTAAACAGCATCCAATACTTTTTGCATCTTAGTCGCTTCAACTTGAGTAGAATCGATCGTGATTACTGAAGTTGGTTTGTGGCCAGGAACAACTACTGGAGTTGAAGAAATTGACCATGATGGGTTTTGTGGTTCTGGGCTATCGTTAACGGTAGCGTGTGAACGTTCTGATGGAGCTGCTTTACAACCATACCACAAGTGAAGTTTGTATCCGTATTCGTTACCTTTGGTATCGTTACCAAGGATTGATTTGAATGCGAATCCAAATGGGCGACGGTTTTGTTGGTGAGCAACAGCACCTTTAACGATTGATTTCATACCATCACATTCGTCGAACTCTTCTGGAGAGCTGAACGCTTCGATAGTACCTTCAAAGTTTTCAGCACCAGTAAGAGACAAGTATTTGATGTTGTCTGCGTATTGGTCGTTTGCTTCAGCTCCTGAAGGAGATTCGTTAGCAGCAGTGATACCGTTCCAAGCGATACCTTTAGGATATGTACCAGTTGGGTCTTGTGGGAACAATACCGCTTCAGATACACCAGTTTCATAAAAACGTTTTCCAAGTTCGTCAAACTTAAGTTTAGCCATTAGCTAATCCTCCTGTGTTAATCTTTAAAATAGTTTGATGCATATTATCGACAATAAATTCATTCTCATACACACAGTATTGGTTTTCCAAAAGTTGAGGTAAGATTGGAGTATCGACTCGTTTGTCGATTATCGTGACTTGATATACTTCGTGTGAATGATAACGAATATTGTCTGCATGTCGTTGTCTAATACCCGTTCTCTTATAAAGAATACACGGATACGTCAAAGTGGTGTTTGATGTTGGATTATAAAAGAGTTTATAATCCTCATTAGACCTCTGAATTGCTTTCATCAGAATGTCCCGGATAAGCATTCTCTTGCTCATTATAAACCCCTCCTAAATCCACAATAACTCTAGGGGCTCTACTTACATCGAAACTTTCGACTTTCCATTTCACCCCTTGGTACTCCATATAAAGCAAATTTGAAATGTGCTTCATAAAGAATTGGTCAGCGACTAATGAAATTTGGTTGGTAATGCGGATGTTATCAATAGTAGATTTGTCGCCATTTTGATCGCGTCGGTATCTAGAACTGATCACATTTCCGCGCACTCGTTTAACAACCAATTTTGGTTCATAAACATCTGGTTCGACTTCAACATCTTTCAATCGAAAACCAGCATTACCAGAGTATTTCATTATCCACCTACTCGAGGTGATTCAGTTCCGCTAGTTGCAGCTTCTGCTGGACGACCACCTTTAGCAGCAGGTTTGAAGTAAACCGCAGCTTTGGCACGAACAAGAGCACCTGAAAGACGAGTTTCAATCAAGTATTTCTGTTTGTTGTAGTCGATATCAAAGTGTTCGAATGTGTTAACTTCACCACCCTTGTTAGTACCGATTTGGTAGTCAGCAAGGTTAACCATGATCATTTCATCAGGTTTCAAGAAGTTAGTTTCAACGATTTCAGCAACACCAAACAATGATGCAAGATATTCTTTAGTAGCAGGTTGTTGTCCACCGAATACCCATTGCTCATTCTTGTTGCGGAGGAAACGAAGTTTAGTCAAGAACAATGGATTCACGTAAAGTGATGGAGTTCCTGAACCAAGCATCTTAGTTTTCTCAGTTGCAACGGTTTCGAACAAGTCAAGAAGCATTTCTGGGTTGTAAGATGCTTTGATTGTGTAGAAGTCTTCGTCTTTAGTGATTGGACGAATCTTGTCTTCTTTGATCTTAGCAGCGTCACCAGTAGCACGTCCGTCAGATACGAGGATTG